TCCTGCTGATGTTGAACAGTTGTTGCACTTGTATCTCTCTAATCCTTCAAAGACGAGAGACGGACTGACTGTTTCTGTCCTTCCGCATACTCTACATTTTACTTCCACCATCTCAAACTGTCTAGCCCTGCTAACTGGTGGGAACTTGGCTAATTTCTTATCGATAGCCACGTCCTCTTTATGCATGTTATGCTCTGGCATATCATTGAACTTATTCTTTGTCTGTTTGGGTCTTGTCTTGGATCCTCTGGTTTTTATTGGAGCAGAGAATTCCTCTTCGCTACCGCTACTATCTTCTTTGCTATTTTCAGCAGCTTCTGGTAATAGGGTTTGTAGTACCTGAATTAGACTCTTGATTTGTTCTGGGTTCTTCATTAATTCATTAAGATCCATTTTTCACCTTTGCTCTTTGAATAGACAACATAATATCAGACAGATGCTTAATACTATTGGCTAAATACTGAAGTCTGTCACTTCTTTGTTTAGCGTATTTCTTAATCTTATTAAGTGCCGAAGCTTTTTCGTTATTTTTAATAGCTTGGAAAGACTTTTCAATATAACCATACCCCTTATAATTGTTAATATCTTCCGCTATTGTCTCTTTTATTGTTTCGTCTGCCCAGTTGAGTCTTGAGAGTTCTCTATTAATAGATCGTTGAACATGAAACGCAAACTGTCCCAATCTATAGGCGATCTCTCCACAAACTTCTGGCGTTGTTTTTTCTAGTTCGTCTCTGCTCATCTGAAAGTAACCATTAAGTTCTTCTTCTGGAAAAGTATCTGCTCTATATGTTCCTAGACCAAGACCTTTTTCATATTCGTCAAGAATCCTATCCCATTCATTAACTTGTTCTTTAGTGTTCATTTTTTATCCTTGATTCCCATTGGTCTATCTGATCAAATGGCAATTCTATATATTCAATTCCATTATGAAAAAACCTACTAAACTTATAATGTTGTTCGCCATGAACCTCTATGCATTTTTTAATTAGTGGCAAATAAAAGTCTAGATAAAGGGTTTCTGACCTTCTGATATTAACTGGTATTTCTTCCAAAACCTGCAAGGTAGGAAAACAAGTATGGATTAATTCTCTGGCCTGTAAATGCAGACTAGATTTATTTTGAACTGATCCATGTGCAATATTACCAATTAATTGCCAATGACAAGAATTCCCGTCTAGATCTTTTACTTGCATTTGATTCCCATAGTATCCTTGACCTTTGTCCATAAATCGTCATAAACTTCAGGATGATCAACCAAATATTGTCTCGTTTTCTCAAGACCTTGAAATTTGGGCTTGTCCTCGACAGATGATATAGTATACCACGCACCACCCTTTGATACAAGTCCCAAATCTACAGCAAGTGTCAATAGTTCCATCTGTTTATCAATTCCCTGACCATATCTAAGATAGCTTGTAATTTTACCACCAGGAGCACCTAGAGCAGAACACATAACTTGCCAGTGTACTTCTTGACCAATCTGAGGACTATCTGTACTTAAATTCCAAGGACTAAAATAGTTAGCCTTGATTTTAATGTCTGTTTGATAAGCAATGGCTTGACCGCTCTTTTCTTTCCACTCACTATGACCCATGCCCGGATTACCCATTTGATGAGTAATGCCTATAACCACATTTCTATTAACGGGAATAACATTTGATACCTTTCTGCAAAACTTAGCCAATAGTTTAGCTCCATCTGCTCTTTGCATCTTGTCCATATCGCTAGTAATTTCAGCTTCTGTGCATAGAGCAGAGTATGAGTCGATGATGACTACGGATCCTGGAATCTCATTAATGATTCTTTCTCCAATTTGAAGATATTCTTCTGCGTGTAAGATTTTACCTTCTTGAGATCCAATAATGTTAAATTTTTCTAGATTAAGTCCGGGTATACCTTCTAGGTCTCTTTTCTTTAATCGACCTTCTATATTAAGATAGTAAACTTCTCTACCTTCTTTGAATGATCCATGAGCATACTCTTTCTTTTGTGCTGTTGCACAGAAATCTAATGATGTTGTGGTTTTCCCACACTTAGGTTGGCCTGTAAAAATAACGAATGATCCTTCTGGAATACCACCATTTAGTACAACGTCTAATGCTGGACTAACTGGAATGGTAATCAACGACTTGTCAATAACAGCATTTGCTGTTAACATTACGTTATCGCCAAAATTTTTCTTAACATCTTCTTTAAGTGCCATTATCTAGATCCTTTAACTTGGATAAAATGTTTTTTGTACTATTAGTATTAGTTTTAAACGTCTTGTTTTCTTTCCTATCAAGCTCAAGAGTAAGCGATTGGTTCTGAGAGTCCAGTAGCAGTTGTTGTTGCTCTATTATAGGAATCAGGTGAGGGGCACGTAGGGAATAAATTTTTGCAGCCTCATGAGTATTCAGAGCCTTAACTATAGCTGCTTCAGAATACTTAAGTAAGAGCTTGTTAGCGCTACCTATTTGATTTCTGTAATATGCTGACCATGTTTTATGAACCCAAAACCTATAATGCAAATCTTGTCCGGTAAGCTTAGCTTTCTTCTCGCATATCACTTCAGTAATATACTGAGCCGCTGATACCAACTTACCGTTCGAGTACTTCGAAGGGTATTTTTTCATATGTTCAACCGTTTGGCCTAAATATATTCTTTTGTAGATTAGGGTGAGCTTGATTAGTTTTCTTTGCTTGATCATTAACCTCAGAAGCTTCCTTGGTCATGATAGCAACGCTATTGTTCTTCTTGGCTGATGTGTGTCTTATCATTAGGTCTTTAGAAGATACTTTGCTGGAGTTAACAGGACTAGAATTAGTCTTTATGTTATTTGTTTCATTAACGTTATTGTTTTTCTCTAGAGCCTTGGCTACTTGTTTGTCTGTTAGACCTAGTTCTGTAGCAATACTGTCTGCTGTTAATCCTTGACTATTAAGCCAATATATAGCATATTCATGAGCTTTACTTGTTCTCGCCATTATATCATCTCTCTTTCTGCATTATGTAACCATGCTGCATTTTTTGTTTTAAGAAAACCTAGATACATATTAAACACTTTTTCATTTACTTCCTTGAACTTGAATCCGCTCCTAACAACCCTGTCCAGAAAAGTATTGGGTTTTTCATCTCCATACAAAGATATTGGATTGTAGACCGAATTGTTGTTTGCTAGTCTAATATAGAACCTATGAGAGCCGTCCGCTCTGTATAATTTTTTAGCACAAACCTTTTGATTTTCCTCGTTGAGTCTAGGATTCCCCTCAGTGTCTAAATAGTCACTAGTGCCAGATATGGTATAAAATTCATCGGACAAGTCTTTGTCTTTAGTGTTCGTTTTTTTTGCAGAGAAGATGAAGTTATCCATTTTTAGTTTCCTTGTTTGCTGTGTTTTTTCCTGCCTCATTATAGGATTCCGCCATTGTCTTTTCAAAAAATTCCATAAATGCATTGACGAAATCAATATAGTGTTTATTTTCTGGTACTGGCATGTGGTATGTTTGAGATAATAATTCTACAGACCCTACATTCTGACCTTCTTTATTTTCTTCCAATACATTAGCCGTGACAGAAAATACTATTTCATGAGCACAAGAAATAAGCTTAGTTGATTCTGGGAAGAGATTTAATTGTGTCTCAAACCGTTGTTTGATTTCTTCAAATTCATCTTTTTCTAAAATCTTCTCCAGATTATCAAGGATATCGTCTTTTGGCGCTTGTGCTTCTGGTGTTTCTGGTGTTTCTTCAGAATTCATACTAGTTCCATTTTATTTTGGGTTGTTTTTTCATTCTAGACATGCCTTGTGGTAAGTCTTTTAAGACCTCATTATCTCTATAGGCATTATGCTTTTCACTTAGGGCTTGCTTTTGATCGTCGCTCATCCTATCTCTATTTCTATTAGCAATATCTCCCAGAGTTTTGAGTTCGCTATCAGCCTTTTTAACCGAAGCATTAAGAGTGGATACATCTTCTATATATCTGCGACAAGTTTTAATAGAGTCGCAAGACGGACATCGAGGCTGTTCAGTATAGTCTTTCATATACAAAAATAGCTCAAAATCTTTGTTGCATTTATTACAAGAATAGGAATATGTGGGCATGTTCTACTTAAGCTCTCTTTGGGCGGCATTTAACCATCTAGTGTTTTTGGTTTTCAAAAAGGAAACATACTTATCAAAAACGGACTGAGGAACTTCTCTAAAAGACAATCCTCCTTTACATGTGTTATTGATAAAGTCAAAGGTTTCTTTATTCTTGACGTTTGACTCTATAGTTACTGGATTATATATTATGTCATTTTGTTTTGTTCGAATATAGAATCTTAATTGCATCTTATCTGCTGCTGCCATGTGTTTGGATGGTTTGTTAGGAATAGCTTTTGCCATAACCTTCGGGCTATCCTCAGAATTAATTCTGGGATTCCCATTGTCATCAATAAAATCCTCATTACCAACTAAGCAATAGAGAGCAGCCTTATGCTCTTCTTTTGAAGGGTTAATGGTGAAAACTTCGTCAATCCTCATTATTTTGTCCTAGTTAAAATAAGATTCTGGTAAATACGACTGCCATTCCGATGGGATGTCCGATCTTATATTAAGCAACAGGCCCACAACGGGCAAGTATTTGAAATTTTTAGCGGGTTGGTAGGGTAGGGTTTTGAGGGCCATATTGGCTTGTGCTGGTGTTTTATTTCCCTTTTTCCTATTACAATCAACACAAGCTGTAACAATATTAGTCCAGCAAGTAGGACTAGCATTTTTATTATTCCATTTAGATTTTGGTACAACATGATCATATGTTAATTTATTTATCTCTTTTTTCTGATAACAGTATTGACATGTATATTCATCTCTGATAAATAGATTTTTACGAGAAAAATTTACTGATTGATTATGAAGTTTAAAATACCTATTAGTTTTTACAACAGCTGGAATAGGATGCTTTTTATTATTGGCCCCTACTATCCAGTCGTCTTTATAGAAATCAATAATCTCAATAGACATGCGTGAGTTTTGTTCGTATTTAACAGACCACACCAAGGCTCTTTGCCAGCCTATTATGCCAAGCGGAGTGTAATCTGCATTTAGAACAAGACACTTACTATTTTGAACTTTCATTTTCGTAACTATCCAAACGTCCTATTATTTTTCCTATAATTGGGTGTCTGACAATATCAGAGCTATCTAGCCTGGAAATGCCTATGCCTTCAACTCCACCGAGAGCAGTAATCATATCATAAAATCCTCCCTGCATATGTCTATGTAGGTCTGATTGACTAACGTCTCCAGTTAGTATCATT